TTCGCTGCCTCAACCTGCGCAACATCCATGCCTTTCAAGCCAGACAGCTTGACTCCCTCGTCAGTCATTTGCTTTAGCGCATCACGACCTCCTTGAAGCATGGGGATCAGCGCCTGGCCGCCACGTCCGAACAGCTTCACGGCAAGCTGAGCGCGCTCCATCGGCGTTTCCAGCGCGGCCATTTGTTCAGCCACGTCTTCCAACGTCAAGCCCTGCCTGGCCAGCTTATTGATTCCAGCTTGCAACTGTTCGGTGCTGACGCCAGACAATTTGGCCGCATGCTCATAGCCAGCCAACTGATCCGCCGAGATTCCCAGCGCACTTGACAACTTGGCCAACGAATCGATCGACTCCATCACTCCGCCGACAAATTGCACAGTCTTGAACGTGGCGAACGATCCGATCGCGCCGGTCACGAGGCCGCCAATCGCGTTCACTTTTTGGCTGAACCCGTTGAGCGCATTCGTCGCGGCCAACAAGTTGGTTTGCAGACTCTTGATATTAGCCGAAATGACTACGCCAATTTTCGCTGGAACAGCCATCACTTTTCCTTGTTAACCAGGCTATTGTGCACAGCGATGAAATGTTCGAACGCTTCGCACATCTGCTCCAACGTTTGTCTGGTCTTCGCCACGCGAGGAATTAGTTGATCCGGCTTGACCTTCTTCTTGCTCCACAAGTTAATGAGCACAGCAGCCAGCATGGCCGTCTGTGCCCAGTCATCGCCAAACGGCTCTTGCTTGTAATACTCAATCCATTCCTGGAACTCGCGGGCATCGATTCGTTGCTGACACTCACGAACCGAACTGTGTGTCACCGTCCGCGCCAAATGAAACCAAAACCGGCGCGTCGGGTTTTCCCTCAGTTTTTTGCGATGGCCTCCGCCTCGGCATTGTTCATGCCGTTCAGCGCGATGATTCGCTCCAGGATTTTGTCAAGCGCCGTGCCTGACTTCTCAGCCAAAGCGTCCACGTCTTTCGTGGTAAACAGTGGTTGGCCTCGCTCATCAACCAGTGAATACACCACCGCCAGCGCGCGAATGCGACGCCCGGCAAGACCGTTTTTCTCACGATTGGCAATCTTGATTTCCAAGTCTTCCCGCTGCTCGCCGCTCATCATGCGAATCGTGACTTCACCACCCCATTCGTCGACATGAAACGTTTCAGTACGTCTGTCATCAACGCTCAGGATGGCTTCTCTAGTCAATCTCGACATACTGCCTCCTACGGAGTGGCTTGAGTAATCGGACCGCTCACCTTGATCACTGCCGTGGCCGTCATGCGATCATCGATTGGCGCTTCCGCGCTGTAACTCTTGAGCGCCCCTTGGAACGTCCAGGTTGAACCATTCGGAAAAGTGATCACGCACTGTTCGAAGTTGCCCTGAATGGGCGGAACCGTGGCTGGATTCAAATTCAATTCCACGCTCAATTCGCCGTAGTCCACCAAGTCTTGCATAATGAACGTTCTGGCTCCGTTCGGCGTTGTGGTGTGTGACGTGTCGATTTCGTCGCGCGACATTTCCGGCAACGTCACGCCAATGATTTCAGCCAGAAAACCACTGGCAAAGCTGATTGTAATTCCATATCCAGTGTCAGCTGGCATCGCTCTCTCCTTTTACTTCAGTGAGTGGGAATTGGTTGCATCCAAAAAATTCTTGCTTCACCGGTAATTGCCGGAAACCCAACGTCATCCCCAAAGGCTGGAGGAATCGTTGAGTTTTGCGGCGTACTAAGAAAACAACCTCGGATAGTTTTCCCATCCAGCACGCCAGACAAACTATCAATTTCGTTGCGCAACACATCGAATAACTGCAACGACTGCATGTACGACGCACCACGACATAGAACCATAAGCTCCTCGCGAACCAAGCCAGACGCGCCGAGGGAGTGATACATTCGCTCTCCACCGCTGCACGCTACAACCAAGTACGGCGGTGTAGCGGTTTGTTGAGCACGTCCTCCAAAGATATTTTGCCCAACAATAGCCGTGATGCTTGGGCGAGACTTCAAGTACGTAATCAGCGAAAACTCGATCATGTCTTCTTGAGCAACTTTCGCATTTCAGACTCAATGCCCTTGCTCGCCATGTTCAGCATCTTCTCTTCAACAGTATTCCGGGAATCTCGCACGCCGCGCTTGATGAATCGCACAGGCGTGGCTCCACTATGCAAGATAACACTGCCAGCAGGGACTCGACCCCATCGCTTGCCAAGCTTGATGTAATGCGGCCTCGTGCCTCGATCAACCAGGTGGGAATGTGGCACGGCCGCCGTCGGGCCAAGCACGGCTGTCACCGATTCCTTGAACAACCTGGCCTTACGAGCAACAAATCCTTGACGCAGATGTGGTCTCGGCATTCCATTTGGTCGTAACCCATCACCAAGCGGAATATGTCGCACAATTGCTCGTCGCACGTTAGAAGTCGCGGCGTTTACCGCGCGCTTCAACACTCTAACTTGAGCTTGCCGCGGCAGCTTGCTCAAGGCACGACGTAGTTCAGTCACGCCGAGAACTTTCACACTGGCCGTCGATTTTCCAATGCCATTAGGCATACTTACCGCTCTTCGATAACTTCGATGCGAACCACCTTGCGTTCCTCGTCAACATCATAGACAGCCACGATGTTGAACTTGCGGCTACCATCACGCAATCGCCAATACGGCTTGATTTGACGAGATCGATGAGTCGACGGGGTTTCCATTACGTGACTAACAGTCGCCTCGACCTGGCCAAAGACTGCCCGCTCAGAGCCGCCCTTTGTCACAAATCGCACGCGGATATTTCCCTCGCTGATCCATTCCTGATCATCCGCCAGATTTACATGACCAGCCAGATCAACAGTATTGGCGGGACGCTCCAGTGTGAGTGTGTGCACGAACCTCTTCTGTCCGCAACACGACGCTTTACTCATAGCCACCCCACTGAAGCCGACCGATCAAGTGCCAGTAATTTTCGCCGAGTTCAGCGCAACCATAAAACCTCTGCCGCACGGCATACAGAATCGCTTCCTTTGCAAGCGACGGCACTTCGTCCACGCTTGCATATCCACCTTGAAACTGAACCACCACGGCGTGCATTACGTCATCCGTGGTGGGCCACGTCATATTTCTCGCTGGTCTGATCCTGGCCGGCTCACTGCGCAAGTCAACCACATAATCAGCCGAGTCCATCGTGTACCAGGTTTCATCCAGCAGATAATTGACGTAATCAACGGCGGTAACAGGCACGCGGCGTAGCTGGATCGCGGCGCTCGGAAAACGATCCAACCGCAACTGCCATGTTTGTGGCAGAAGCAATCGCCGCGTGTCTGTCTCCACTAATTCAGTTGCCCAGCGAATCAATCGCTCAAGCTGATCGTTTCGTGATGGATCGTCGACAATATCCAACTCATCCGCGGCTTGTGCCACGGTCACAGGCAACTCGGTTGGAGCAACAACGCGAGTAAATGTTGAGTGGATATCGTGCTGTTGCATCACGGCGTGCCAGACGGTGGCGATACGAGCCGAACAACTGCCTGAACGTTTTCAACATTGTTTACCGCTGGCAGGATTTTGCCACGATATCGCAGCGCATAAATCTCGCCTACAGCCGTGGCGGTGCCACGCTTCACGCGACCTCGCAAGTAACGCTTGGTCGGACGAACCACGTCCAGCACGACCACATCATTAGCGCTTGTGGTTAACACCTTAGAACCCGCCACCTGAGTAGTCGGGTCATTATTGTCGCCATGCAACAATTCCAGATAGTTGCCGGCGGCGTTCGCGGCGATCTTCGTGAAGATCACGCATCCGTCCCAATCTTGCGTGTCGATCACATCCGTGTCGACATCGCCAGTGCCACTCGCAGTGGCGTCTTTCACCATACGTAGAGACAGCTGTTCGGTAGCCATTTCCATCGCTCAACCTTTCAGTTGCTGTGTATCAACCTTGATCGCCAGGCCACGCTCAACATGTCGCCGAGCTTCCTCGCGAGGCATCTCCACGATCTCACCAATCGCCTGGGAAAATGTTCCAACCAGACGACCGTTTGCATCAAAGTTGTGGCCTGCCCTTGATACGAGCAGTCGCACCTTCACCACATCCACGGCTCGATCACTCATACTTCACCTCTCATTACGTTGCTTGAGTCATCTTCCGCACCGGGCCATCACCAGCATCCAGCAAATTGCCGTCACCTTCGATGAAGGCAACAAAGCCGTCCTGGTCGTTATCACGATACCGCTCGGTCAGACGGTACAGACGAATCTCGTTGACCTGACGAATCTTGTACGCGGACAGATCGCCAAACAGCATCGTCACGGCACCAGCGGAAATAGTGGACGACATGTCCTGGTTGATCGTGTACGGATATGTGTTCAACGTGTCTGGAGCACCAGAGTTCGCGCCAGCTTGCCACAGGTATTGTCCCTGCGCATCCTTCAGCTTGCGAATGGCCTTGAACACGTTGTCATGAAACATGTATCCGACACCAGGCATCCGCCGTCGCGAGGGATCGACCGAATGCTCCAGGTCGATCACTTCATCGAACGTGATCGCCGTTGCCGACGCGGTAGTCACACCAGCCGCCGCGCATGTCACAATGCCTTTCGGTGTGGACGCGCCATTGCCAACCGTGTA